AAATAAACATCTTGAGCACCATAAGCGACTAATTGAAGAAGACCACCACCCATTAGTTATAATTATTCTTTTATACTATAATATAAGAAAAAAAAATTAAAGAAATTTAGTTGGAGTAAGCTAAACCGCCCATACCGGACATTATACGTAATACGTTATAATTTACTGCAAATACACTTATTATATTAGTGCTAGTCATACTAGATGAAGTGCTTGCTAATATTGCACTATCAATTCTAGACATATTTAATGTACCAGATGGTTGATGTTCTTCGGGTTTAATTGCAAAAGAGTATATGTTGATACCTCTCTCTTTAGATACATTAGAATGATGTTGATAAGGTTGTACAACATCAAAATATTTACCTTCTCTTTTAGCAAAGCGATCATTACCATTTAATTTTAGATGAGCAGTTGTAAATGGATTTTCATTGGATAAACTGAAATCTTTCCACTCCCAACCAGGAGAGCTGTTTTTAACCCAAACTAATTCTTTAACTGGGTGATTGAAATTTAATCTTAATTGGGTTTTATATTCTTCTTGTCCACTGAATTGCAATTGTTCAATTAAATATTCATGAGATAATTGAGCGAATTTTCTTCTTTCGTCAGTATCTAAATAGATATAATCTACCCATACTTGGCAAGTTGGGAAAGGAGCAGTTGAAGTAACCTCCGCCCAGCCTGTTCCTGTAGTGTATTTAGATATAGATTCTTTGCGACTAGCAAATTCAATTTTAAGTTTAACTTCGTGATATTGTAAAGCAATTAAAGGTAATGCTAATCCAATATTTCTGCAAAACCAGAATTCTAATGGTACATATAATTTAGTTTTATCACTATTCGATACTACAGATAATTCTTCGCCTGCCGCGCCAACCATTTTATCATATCCGGCTTTTTTGCCAATTGGTAAAGATAATTCATTCCAGATATACATCCATTCTGAATAATGTTTATCAACTTGTTGCCCGCCAATTTCTAAAGTTACATTTTTAAGTAATCTAAGACCTAAATAATCATGCCAACGAAATTTTGTGGTATCTCCAGCCCCAGCTCCAGTATAACCTAAACCAGCAACATCGAATTCAACATAAACTCTATTAATTAAATCACCATTTCTAGAAATAGTGCAATTAATAGTATTATCAAAGGAAGCATTTCCATTGAAAGTTTGTAATATAGATTCTACTGCAAAATTAGTATGACGTCTGTAAACTACTTTGAAAAAAGTAATTTGAGGATTACCAGTTAAATAAACATCTTGAGCACCATAAGCAACTAATTGAAGAAGACCACCACCCATTAATTAATTCTTTTTATACTAATAGATAAGAAAAAAAAAATAACACTTAAAAGAAATTTACGAATATTTTAATTAGAGTTATGTTTAAAGATAAAACATCAAAAAAAAGAATTAATAATACAAATGATAAATTAAAAGAAACTTGTACACTTGATACAATGCATCACAATATTATTGAATCATTTGAAAATAAATTAGATAAATATAACAAATATAAAATAGATTTAGTTAATTTAAACAATTCTAAAACAAATATAATTCAAAATATAAGTAATTTATCTTTAGACAAAAATAATTTAGAAACAGATAGATATAATGAATTATGGAACAGTAATATTGATATTAGTGAAAAAATATTAGATTTAAATATAAAAATAAAAGAAATCGAAAATTATAGCGAAATTGATTATTATAAAAATACTAGCGAAATATTGTTTAATTATTATGATATGATTGAAAAAGAAGCTACATATAATACTAAAACAAAAAAAACAGTATTAGATGCATTAAATAATAAAAATAATAGTAATCAAAATATCGCAAATACTGATAAAAGTTCATTAGTAGATGAATATTTATCATTGACAAATAAACAATACATTAAAAAAATAAATAAAGAAGATATCGAAATATGCAAAGAATGTAATAGTAGTTTAACTTGTTTACAACACGAAGCTATAATGATTTGCGAGAATTGTGGTTATCAAGAATTACTACTAGTTGAACAAAATAGACCTATATTAAAACAAAATGCAAAAGATACATCTCATTTTAGTTATAAGCGTATTAATCATTTTAGAGAATGGTGTAATCAAGTACAAGGAAAAGAAAGCACGGATATTCCAGATGAAATTTTTGAGAAAATTTTAAATGAAATTAAAAAAGAAAAAATTAGCGATACAAAAACAATTACATACACAAAAATGAGAGAAATTTTGAAAAGATTGCGAATAAATAAATATTACGAACATATAAATTATATTTTAAACAGAATAAATGGAATACCTACACCTCAATTTTCACCGGAATTAGAAGATAGATTATGTATTATGTTCCGTGATATACAAGCACCATTTTTAAAACATTGTCCAAAAGATAGAAAAAACTTTTTGTCTTATAGTTATGTTTTATATAAGTTTTTTCAAATATTAGGATTAAATGAATACCTTAAATATTTTCCATTATTAAAAAGTAGAGAAAAACTATATTTGCAAGATCAAATATGGAAAAAAATATGTGAAGAATTGGGTTATCCAATTATACCGTCTTTATGATTTTTTTTTTTCTTTATTAACTAATTTACGTAAATTATTTTTTTTATTTTTTTTCATTTTATTAAAAATATTGCTTATAAGTTTTTTATTTTTTGGAGAAATATAAGCCCCTCCTCCAAAATTACTTAATTTTACACAATTAGCACAATTAGTATCCGATTGTTGAGAAGTATTTGTACTACTTCCAAATACAGATGCTGTTAATAAACTTGAATTATCCCATTGTTTAGATGTATCAGCGTGGCATAATCCAGAACTATCATTTAAATAACCCCCATTTGAATTGCAAGAACTATATTCGATAAATCCACCTTTTAGTTTCATTAATCTTCTAAAATATATAAACAATAAAAAAATAAATTAATATAAAATGTATAAATTTTGTGATTTAGTAAGTTTATATAATAATATTAATAATAAAAATCTTGATTATTTTAAAAATAAATATATATTAAACAATAAGGAAATTAATAATGATCGTATTATCATTTATCATATTTACAATAAAATGAATATTACAGAATCTAGAAATAATTTTATATATATATTTACCCCTTTAGCATTTATAGTTACAATTATATTAGGATTTAAACAATTTATTTATATGATTTATTAATAATATGAGTACTAGAAGTAAAATACCATATGAGCAAACAAGTTTAAGTGATTATATTACACTTGATTTTAAAGATTCAGTTATAATTGGTGAAAATTCTGGAAATTTAATTAAACAATCAGCAAATGAAGATGAAAATTTTAATGTATTAATAGGTAATAATGTTTCATCTGCTTCTCTAAATATATCAAAAAATATTCTTATTGGATATGATAATAGTAAAAATTTAAAAAATTCAACAAGTAATATAATATTAGGAAATAATTATGATTATGAGTTTGAAAATATAAATAATAATGCAATAATTGGCAATAATAATACAATTAATGATAATTTATATTATAATACAATACTTGGAAATAACAATATAATAAATGCTAATTATTCAATAATATTGGGTAATGATAATGATATTCAAAATAATAATAAAAATAATATATTAATTGGAAATAATTTAAACAATACTAATTTTAATTTAAATATAGATAATATAATATTAAATGATGATAATAATATTTATATAGGTTATGACAGTAATTTAAAAGTATTTATAGGATTTGATAATTTAACCGATATACAAAATAGTGATTTATTACATAATCTTTATATCAAAGATGGATTAATAACAAAATATATATCTGTATATAATAATGATAATAAAATAACAATTGAATGCCCCAATGATTTAACAGAAAATATATCTTATATTTTGCCAAACCCAAATAATTTAGATTTAGCAGATAAAAAATATTTCTTAAGTTTTACAAAAGAAAATAATAAATATAAGTTAAATTGGAATGAAAATTCTAGTGCTGATAATTTAAATTTAGATGATATTCAAAATGGTACAATTAATAAATTTATAAGTAATAATACTTTAAATAATGATTTAATAATAAACGGGATATTAACTGTTAAAAAAATTAATATTGTTGGCGAATCTTCTTATGTTACCCGCGAAGAATTAAGTGATCTTAAGTTATTACAGGGACCCCAAGGTTTGCGCGGATTTAAAGGAGATATTGGACCACAGGGCCCGCAAGGAATACCTGGTAAAGATGGTATAAATGGCAAGGGATTTAATGGAGGTACATATAATCAAAATACTGGAGTTGTATCTTTTTTAAGCGATGATGGAATAGGATTTAATACAACAGACATAAGAGGAAAAGCAGGTAATGGTTGGACAAGTATTACCTATGAAAAAACAACTGGCCAATTAACTTTTAAAGGAACAGTTAAAAATTTAACTTATACATCAGGTGATATTAGAGGAACTAAAGGTGATAAAGGCGAAAAAGGAGATAAGGGAGAAAAAGGTGATCAAGGTATACAAGGTATACAAGGTATACAAGGTGAAACTGGACCTCAAGGTGAAACAGGGCCTCAAAGTGAAACAGGAGCTCAAGGTGAAACAGGACCTAAAGGTGAAACAGGAGCTAAAGGTGAAACAGGAGCAAGAGGAGCAACAGGAGCAAGAGGAGCAACAGGACCACAAGGCGCAACAGGACCACAAGGAGCAATAGGACCTGCAGGTACAACTGATTATGATGAATTACTTAATACACCAACTTTATCATCAGTAGCAATAAGTGGTAGTTATAATGATTTAACTAATATACCATTTACACCTAGTTATTTAAAAGTAAATTTATTAAATACTTCATCATTAAGTACTAATTATGAACAGGGAGATCAAGGAAATTTTTTTAATACAGGTTCAGTTCCGTTAAATGTAGGAGGTTATATTGTACAAAATAATTCTATTGAAATACCAGCAAATGGAGTTTATGAAGTAAGTTATAATATGTTAGTTCAATCCCAACCTGACGGAAGTGATAGAAAAGTTCAAATTGTATATATAAGAGTAAATAATGCTAACCCAAATGGTGTAAAACAAGCAATAAGTAGTACTTATTTAAGATTTAAAAAAAATTCATCATCACCAAATTCAGGAGCACACGGAGGATCAACTATTTTAAATTTAAATCAAAATGACTTAATTAGTATGTGGTCTTATCGCGAAGGCGGAGATGGCATTGTTGAAATTAAATTAGGTCATTTAACAATTAAAAGAATTGCATAATTAATCAAAACTAATTATACAATTTCCTTTATTAATCTGTTGATAAAATATTAATTTATTATATTTTTTTTTTGAATATGAATTATTTTTTATCATACTATTATAAATTTCATCGTAATTTTGAATCGCATAATTAATTATATTATTAGTAAATGCCCATCTAAAAAAATTTAATTGTCCAACTGTTGTTTCAATAACATCATCATCATCTATATAAAAACTAATGCGTTGATGTCTTCTAAAAGTATCAAAATATAATTTATTATAGGATTTCAATTGTGCCCGATAATCAAAATAGAGATTAATTCTTTTATATTTATTATTTTTTTCATCAGGCAATTCCTGATATATTTTTTCGTCATCTTTATTATTATTAATCCAATAATATATATTATTTATTCTAGAATAATGTGTTACTAACCAGTCTATCAAACGCAAAGATAACTTATTATTACCATTTATAATATCTTTTAATAGTGTTTTGTATTTATAATTATTTTTATAAAAATTATTTAAAGAACATAAAAGTAATTCCTGACAATTATCTTCCATTATTAATATTTTTTATATTCATTTCTTTAAGTAAAATAATTAAATAAATTACAAAGAAAAATAAGTTAAAAATTTAATTATTCTCCGTCAGGAACGGATCCAATGTCTAATAATCCTTGAACTCTATTATCTGGTTCAATAGTACTAATACCCCAGGGACTTACTGGTATTTGAGGGTTAGGTGGTTCATAGCGTAATTGTCTATTAGCATTTCTTAACGATTGACCAACAGTATTGATGCCTATGTGATATCCAGCAGTTAAAAAGTTTTGATCTTGTATATCTCCGGATCCAGCAGGATTAACTTTTGCCCATTTAGAATTAGCACCTTGTGGTAATAGATCATTTGCCGATAATCTGTCTCTGGGATAACAGTTAGATTGTGGTAAATCGCTATTAGGATTAAATACAGGTTCGGAGTTTTGAGGTACTTGAGCAGCTTGTGTATAAGCTACTTCGGGTTTTTTTATCATTTCAGGGAAAGAATTACCGGTTGGATCAGATGGAAAAACTTTAGAATCTTCAAAGAATTGAGATCCAGCACCTATTTGATTTTCTGCCGAGAAATTGGTTTCTTGTGCATTTTCAGCAACAGATCTTGCTTTATTAACATAGGCAGAATCTCTATTTGCACCATCTACTGGATTACCTAAAAATGTTTCTACATTATCCATTTGACATTTAGAACTATATGTTATTAATAATAATAAAATAAGTAATAAGAATAGGGCTATAGAAAAAGATATAACTATAGTATTATTTGAAGCCATCACCAATTATTTATTGTCTATCTATTATCATTAATAGATAAAATAATTTTCTAAAAACTAATTATATTTTTAATATTATTTTTTAATATCGATATTTTATTTTCCCAAATATTATCTTTATTTTTACAAATATTTATTTCATCAATTAAATTTTTATTAATATTAATAAATGTTTCAATATCATTCTTTCTTTTATTATATCCTTCTAATTCTTCGTTTAATGCTGTTATTGTTTCATTTAAAGTTGTATTCCATTCATCATTTAATTCTTTTATAGATACCTGTAAATTATCACTATCTTCTTGATCAATAATTTCTATTTCTTTTATTGACCATTTATTTTGTATTTTATCTTTATAAATATACATTCCTATTAATTCAACTTTTATTGAAAATAAACAATTTTTTTTTAATAATATTTTTTGTAAATTTGCATCTAATTCATCAATATTATTGTTATTATATTTAATAATACTTGTTGATGATAAAACTACATCTAATATTTTGTTCTGCGAACATATAGATGATTTAAAAAAAGTGTTTAATTCTTCTTCCGATAATTCATTATCAAACCATTTTTTATTTTTATTAATAATATTATTTAAAGCAATATTATCAATATCATTAAAAAAAGTTAAATAGTCATTTTTATTAATATTTACAGATAATTTTAGAGCATTACTACCAGATGTTATTCTATAATAATTTTTTATTTTAACATCATATAAATTATAACTAATTTTATTTTTTGTTTCTGAAATATATGATTTCTTTTTAAATTTAGGTTTCACAAAATGTATATCGTTCATTTTTAAATTTATATATTCTGATATTAAATAAGATATACCTTGAAATAATTATGACGCAAAAAGATTATAGTTATAATCAAGAAAAAATTTGTGCTAATGACATTGATTCAGATAATGATGAAAATAATTACAATGATTTTTTTATATTTATTTTATCCTACATAAAAGACGAACTATCAAAACCTAATATTAAAGTAGAAATTATAAAACCTTTATTAATTCATTTATTATATTATATAATACCATTTGTTATCTTATTTGTTTTAATTAATTTTATTACAACTATTATTGCTGTATTTTTAGTTTTTCATTTTAAGAAATAATCCATATTATAATTATTTTCATTATTTTTGATTATAGATAATGAATATAATTTTTTATATTCCATTGTTCCGTAATTTTTAACAATAAACCAACCTCTTTTATATGTATCTATTATAGTTTCATATGGTTCTTTTTCAATTTTATATAATTTATTGTTATAATTAATAACAATTATATTATTTTTAATCATTGTTTGATATTAACAAATACTCAAAAATTTATATCATTTTTTATGTGCGATATATTTACGTTATTTTAAAGATATTCTATTTATAAATATATTATGTCAGAATTAGAAATTAAAAATCTTAATGAACTTTTAAATTTTGATGATACTAAAAAGAAATATATTATCAATAAATTACTCGATTCACATAATGATATTTTTATTGATAATGAAAATAAGATTGATATATCAGATGACGTTTATAAAGATACAGGAATCGATAAATGGATTAGTAAATTACCCGAATTAGATGGAAGCAAAGAACTTATTAATAAACTTATTCATAATCCTATATCTAATTTAAATAAATTAGTTGATAGACAACAATCTATTTTAAAGGATTATGATGTTATATCTTTTAAAATTTTAAAAGATTATGAAGATGATATATTATGGATATATAAATTAAATGATGAAATATCAAAGGATAATGCTATTAATATTTTATTTCCTTCATCATTTTTGATATCATTTATAAATTTGTATCAACCTATTTTAGATTCTTATCATTTATATAAAATATTTTTTATTCCTTTAACTTCACTTATATATCCTTTAACTTCTATACTTGCTCCTTATTTTTATATAAAAAAATATGTTAGTAATATTTCAATAACTTATTACTTTTCATTAATAAAAAATTTTATTATTTTATTTTTTAAAAATACCGGGAACTTTAAGTTAAATTTATTTAAAAGTATTTTCTTTTTTATCTATCTATTTCTTTATTTATATAATATATATCAAACTTTTGAATTTTCAGCATTATTATATAAAACAAAACAAAATTTACACAAAAAAATGCAAGGATTAATCAATTTTGTAAACGAATCAAATTATATAATAAGTGATTTTGATAATAGTAATAATATTTTAAAACCTTTTATTAAAAATTCTTATAAACCATTTGATATTTCTATATATAATACTATGACCAATATTTATTCAGTATGGAAAGATAACAATATTAAAAATAATATTAGCAAGTTATTATTAACTATATACACCTATGATATAATTAATGCAATTAGTAAATTAAAAGATGAATTTAACTATTCGCTGCCTGTTTACGATACAAGTCTATCAACTAAAATATGGAATATGAAAAATCCGATTTTATCAGATACACAAATATCTAATCCAATATCTTTAGAAAAAAATATAATTATTACTGGACCAAATGCTGCTGGTAAAACTACTTATGTTAAATCTATACTATCAAATATAATATTAGCGCAAACTTTTGGTATTATTTATGGTTCAAATGCAATTATAAATCCATATGATTCTATTTATTCTTTTATGAGAATATCAGACGAATTAGGAACTAAATCATATTTTGAAGCAGAAGCAGAATATTGTTTGAATATGATTAAAAAAGCTAGTGAACTATCAAAACAAAATAAAAATGCATTATTTTTAATGGATGAACCAATGCATTCAACCCCACCAACAGAAGGATTAGCGACTGCATATGCTGTAATTGAAAATATTGGATTAAATAATAATATAAATTTAATTATTACAACACATTTTTATAAATTAACTTCTCTTGAAGAAACATATCCTGATAATTTCATTAATTTACACGTAGAAGCAATAGAAAAAGATGATAAATTTTTCTTTCCATATAAAATTAAAAAAGGTAGTTCTTATCAATGTATAGCAATAGAATTATTATCTAAAAAACATTTTCCTATATCAGTTATTAATAGTGCGATAAATATTAAAAAAAAAATTTACAAAGATATTATTAGTATATAAAATAACTTTATGTTTAATTTTAAAATAACAAATATTTATTACTATTTATTCGCTTTTTTTGGCCTTGTAAGTATACTTATACTTTTATATTTTTGGAGAAAAATAGTTTCATTAAGTGCTACAAATATAATTTTAGAAAAAAAATATAAAGAACTTAAAAAACAAACAACTAAAAACTTTGATAATGTCGATAAAGATGATTTTATGAAAGGTGATAATGAAATGCAAGAAATTTTTAATAATATTGATCTTAATACTATGGATAATATTGCTTTTAGTATAAATTCTGAAATTCCAATTGCTTTTCAAACTTTTACAACAAATATTGAAAAAGAAGACTTATCTGCAAATACAGAGATTGATATAGTAGATAAAATAATATCTGATACTTTAGATGATGAACCCGAAGAAATAGTTGAAGAAATAAATAAATCTATTTTACCCGAAGATATAATTGTATCTGATATTGTAGAAGTTGAAGACGTTACAGATATTATAGATAATGTAGATTCTACGGATTCTATATCAGTTGTATCTGAAAATACATATAGTAAATCAAAATTAAGTAAATTGAATGTTGAAAAATTAAAAGAAATATGTGTTAGAAATGGTGGTTCGGATGAAGGTACTAAAAATGTATTAATTGACAGAATTTTATCTGGGTCATATAAATAAAAAATATTCTTAATTATCTATTAGATAGAGGAATATATAAATGGCTGATATATCTAATCCTGATACTTATAAAGACAGTTTTCCGTCAAAAAAACAATTTTCTTGTTGTCCATTAAGAATGTCTGATGGACGTTCTATTACTGATTATCGCCCTAAATGTATTGTAAATTATGAATTAATGGAACATATATCTGAAAAAAATCTTGTTCGTAGCAGTTATGAAACAAGAATGTATTTACAATCAAATGCCGATACAATAATGGAAAATGACATAAAAAAAGCTAAGGATAAATTACTATCTTTCCCTGGCAATTGTAAAGCAACTGAAAATGTTGATAATGGAACTTTATTACCTGCTAAATACTTAGTATCTTGTGATGCTGTATCCTGTCATAGAAAGGAATTTGATAAAAGTGGATTAGGCGATGATAGATCTGGCGATACTTCTTTAATTTTGGAAAATAATTTTGAATAATTTTTTTTATTTATATATATTAATAATATAGAATACAACATAAATGAAATTTGATAATAAATATGTTTCAGGCGATATAAGTATTAAAGATAACAAAGTTTCTATAAAAGGTACATCTAAAAATACATCAAATAAAATTACAATAGTTGCAGCTAATCCACCAGACAAATTAGGAAATTATAGTGGTACAAATTTACCATTTCCAAGTGTTGATATTGCATTTGAAAATACTAAAAACATTCATAAAATAAACGGTAGTAGTTTTAATGTAGAATTTGATTATCCAAATAGTTATTATAATTTTGCTAATTGTAGTGATAAGGTTTCGCCAGCAATTTACTTTATAGATAACGCTAATAACGAAAATGCAATGGTTGAATTACCAGATAGTTGTAATCTAAAAACGTTAGTTAATAGAAATAAATATCACGATCCATCTTTTTATGATAGTAAATATAATGTTTTACCAGTTGCAACAGCAGAAAAATCTATGTATAATTACGCTAATTATAAAATAGTAAATAATAAAGCTTAAAAATAAATTTTTTATCTATGTCCGGGCATACGTAAATATTTTGGATAATTTGAGGGATATTTTGTTGTTGCTTTAATTAATCTAGAATCTAAAAGATATTCAGGTATAACACATCTACCATTTAAGCACATACCATCTCTTATTTTATTTCCATAAATGCAAGGTACTGGATCTCCATTTTTTTTACATTTTGAACTAGATTCTATCAATCCTGGTATAAATTTTGTACCAAGTCTTATTACTTCTGGTTTTCTGGACGATCTTCTAGAGGATCTTCTAGAGGATCTTCTAGAGGATCTTCTGGAAGTACTGTTTGAAGTTCTACTTAATACAGGACTCTGACTTGGAGATCTAGGCATCGGTGGTATTTTTCTTTGTCTTCTTTCAACAGGTAAAGGTGGTGCTAAACGAGTAGTATTAACAATACGTTGAGGACCTATTAGTCCGAATCTATTAAAAAATCTTCCAGATCCTCCTGTTTTTTTTGTTTTTAATTTTGTAAATTTAACAACATTCATCATTTTGCCTTTATATTTTAAATATTCTTTTTTACTTCCGCTTTTTCTATATATTTTTCTTTTTTTACCATTTATAACCTTATTTTTAGAAAACTTATAATCTGTCATATTCTCTATTAAATATAAAATATAAAAATTGATATCTCACATATAATAAAACCCATATGACTAAAAATTTAATTATTGTTGAAAGTTATACTAAAACTAAAACTATATCTAAATACTTAAATAGTAACAATAATAAATTTAGTGTTACATTTTCTCAAGGACATTTTTGTGATTTACCTAAAAATGATCTAGGAATTAATACTGATAATTGGAAAGGAACATATATTATAACAAAGGATAATATTCTTAAAAATATTAGAAAATATGTTAAAGATGTTGATAATATATATATCGCATCAGATCCTGATACAGAAGGCGAAGCAATTGCTTATCATATTAAAACAAATATTAATGATTTAATTAAAAAGAAAAATTGTTATAGAATTAAATTTAATGAAATTACAAAAAATGCTATATTAAATGCTATAAATAATCCACTTGAAATTGATATAAATTTAGTTAAAGCACAAGAAACAAGAAGATTTTTAGATAGAATAGTTGGTTTTAAATTATCTCCCTTATTATGGAATAAATTTAATGATAAATTTTTAAGTGTTGGAAGAGTTCAAAGTGTTGCATTATTATTATGTATTGAACAATTAAATTTAATTAATAATCATCAAATTGATAAATATTATGATTTAAAAGGTGAATTTGATTGTAATTCAGAATTAATAGACTGTAATAGTATTAAAATTACAGAAGAAAATAAATTAGAATTAATATTAGAAGAATTAGATAAAAAAACAAACATTTACAATTTGGAATTAAATGAATCTATAAAAGATGAATATCCATTACCACCTTATTGTACAACTACTTTACAACAAGATTCGTATAATAATTTTAAATTTAGTTCAAAAAAAACAATGGAATTAGCACAATTATTATATGAAAAAGGATTTATTACATATATGAGAACAGATTCTGTTAATATTTCTAAAGATTTTAAATTTAAATTAAAAAATTATATTACAAAAACATATGGCGAAGATTACTCTTTTATTAGAAATTTTAAAAACAAAATTGCTAATTCACAAGAAGCACACGAAGCCATTAGAATTACAAATCCAGATATTGAAAATATAACATTAGATGATGATATTAAAGAATATCATTCAAAATTATATAATATGATATGGAAAAGAACAATTGCTTGCCAAATGAAGGAAGCAAAATATAAAAATTTAGAATTAATAATCAAATGTCAAAATAATACAAAATGTTCTGAATATATATTTAAAAGCAATAAATCATTTTTAATAGATAAAGGTTATTTAATTATTTATAATAAAGAATTAGAAGATTATAAACTATTTTTAAATAAAATTAAAAATTGTAAAAATATAAATCCAATATCATTCTCATTAATTGGTAACATTAATCAACCTAAATCATTATATAATGAAATTACTTTGATAAAAAAATTAGAAAAAGAAGGTATTGGAAGACCATCTACATATGCATCTATTATTGATAAATTATTTCAAAGAAAATATGTTTCTAAAGGTAAAAATCCTTCGCATAAAATTAAAATAAATAATTTAGTTAAAAAATGCAACAAAAAAATAAAAATTGTTTTTAACGAAATTAAAACTGGTGGTAAAAACACTGATTTATTAGTACCAACTGAGTTAGGTATTAAATCTATTGAATATCTAAAAACTGTTATACCATTTATTTTAAATATAAATTTTACTATGGAAATGGAAAATGCATTAGATAAAATATCTGAAGGTGAAATAACAAAGGAAAATATATTACAACAATTTTATAATAAAATATTACCAATAATATCACAAATAAATTCTAATAATATAAATATTGTCAAAAATGAAGGTATTATTAAAACAAAATATGGTTATTGTTATTATCATAAAAAAGAAAATAGATATACAAACATAGAATCATATTTGTCCTGGAAAAAGAAAGATGTTGATAAACTGGAAAAAAAAGAGATAGAATTCTTAGCATCCTTACCTCTAAAATTAAAAGATAATAAAGTATTGCATATAGGAAAATATGGTTTATATTTAAAAGAAAATGATAAAAATCTAAAACTAGATAAAAAAGAATGGGATAATTTTATCTAATTTATTCCTATAAAATTAAAATTTTTAGTAGTATTTATTATAACTTCATCTTGATCATATAATTGCTTATATACTTTGCCTATTTCAATTAATTTATCCATTATTTGAGGATCTTCTGGGTGAATTATAGTCAAAGTATATGTTAATTCTTTTTTACTATTCCAATAACCAATATTTGATGATATTGTAAATGATTTAATTTTATCAACAATATGTTTATTAACAAACCATCTCCAATTAGTTTTTGATACTCTACTTATAATACCATTTTTTTCAATATTTGTTCCAAAATAACATATTGTAGTATATATATTTTGAGACATTAATTATAATTCTTTTTATATTATTATATATAAATAATTTATATGAATAAGTATTTATTATACCGATATTTTTAAATGTTTTTTATATCTATCAAGTAAATTATAATAATTTTTTAAATTTTTATTATTTATATCAAGTATTTTTTTTGTATTATCTATTAACTTATCATTTTGCTCATTTAAATCATTATTTTTGTTAATAATATTAATATTATTTTCCATTAAATTTAAATTTTCTTTTTTTATTTTAATATTTTCATTGATTAAAATATGAATACATTCATTTAGTTTTTCTATTTCTTTTTCATAAAAAGTATTATTATTATATGCATTAATATATTGTATTAAATTATTTTTATAAATTACCTGTAATTCATTTAAATCAAAAGTTTCTATTTCTTTCTCATTGTTTGTTCTACAATTAGGACACTTAAATTTAATTTTTATATTATTTTCTGAGTAAATAGTTCTTCTTGATTTTAATTTATTACAACAATCTAAACATATTACTTCAATGCAATTATTACATTTCAAATTTTTACAAAACTTATTATTATAACAAATATAACAAATATTGCTCATATTAATAGTTATAAATATAAAAAATTGATATTAAATTAAAATAATAATAATAATGAATTCACAATATCTAATATTAGAAAAAAATTATTTAATTATTATTGATAGATATAATAAATTTAATGAAAAATATTTAACATTTTATGATTGTTATAAAAATCATATTATTTTAATTGAAAAAATTTTAGATAATTTTAATAATATAACTAAAAATTATAAAAATAAATATGGTAGACAGTTAGGAAAAGTTAAAAAACAACAAAATTTTACAAAAAAATTAGAATATATGAAAACTAACTTAAATAATATATTACCTAATTATTTTTAATAATCTTTATCATTCATATATTTAATAAAATCATTTCTTTGTTTAACTGAAAATTTAGCTATGTATCTTTTTATCCAGTACATACCGCCTTCATATCTTATCATTAAATTATTATTTTTATTAACATTATTTTTCAATATTTTAAATTTTTCTTCAATTTCTTTGTTATCATTTATATACATTAATAATATGCACCATAATATAAACCAATCTGAATACAAATCTAAATTATTTTTTATATATTTAATTGTATTTGTATAACTAACTATATCATCTAATAAATTTTTTGGTTGCTTATATACAATTTTTTTATAGATATTATCTAATAAGCAATCAGGAAGATTATCCCAGATAAATTTTTTTTCCATATACATATTTATAATTAAAATAATAAATTTAATAATCAATTTTTATATAATTTAGAATTATAAAATATTTTTTGTCTAAATTTGTACAGAAAAATCCTGTTTTAAAAAAAAATTGATTATTAGTTTTAAGTTTACTATTACCAACAACCACTAGCAAGCAGACAAGCAGACAACCAACAACAACCAACAACAACCAACAACAACCAACAATGACCACTACTCAGCAGATCGTCAACCAGTTCACCACCAACGTGGACACTGAGAAGGAGTACACTCGTGCTGAGCTTGGCAAGATTCTTACTCAGGTTTATCACGAGATCTCTTCTGATAAGAAGGTGAAAACTGAGAAGAAGCCAAAGAAGGCAAAAAATGAGAAGTCAGATGACAAGGAACCCAAGAAAAAGCGTGAACCGACTGCCTACAACATCTTTGTGAAGGAGCAAATGCCCCTGATCAAGGAAGAGTTTCCCGAACTCTCTCGTCAGGACTTGATGAGGAAGGTTGGAGAGGCGTGGAAGGCAACTAAGGAGTAAAAATAACTCAAAAAAAATAAAAAGGTGATAAAAATCACTTTTTTATTTTATTGTAAATTACATCTAAAACCTTTTTTATAATTAATATTATCTAAAGTAATCCATTTTAAATTTTTTATACAACAATCATCATTATATAAACTGATATCAATATAATATTCTATTTCATTATTACATTTTATAAAACTTTTATATATTTCTTTATAATTATGTAAATAAATTATAGTATTACTATTATAATCATATATTATTTGAAAAGTATCGTTTTTTTTATATTTACCATAATTACCTTTATCTGCTGCTTGTTCATAAATTAATATATTATTATTATCTAATAAATAAAAACTATAATCTATATTAACAAAACAACAAGAAAAGTCTTTATGTTTTTGTGTTAATCCAATTATATAATTTTTATATTCATTTAAAATCGTAAATTCAAATCCTATAACTTTACTTTTATTATTAAAAAATATACCTTTTTCCGATATTGCACTTGAATACCAATTAGATTCTCCTTTTTTGAAAATACAATTATCTTTATATGTAATATCATAAGACATTGATGTTGGATTAATAATTTCATTAGGCATTGGTGTACATATTAATAAATAATTGTATTTATCTATCCATTTAATATTTTTAATACTAAAATAAATATCATAAATCAATAAATGAAATAAGTAAAGATCATTTATATCAAAAGATTTTTTTGATGTATATAATAGTGTACTATTTCTAATATATTCAATATAATTTCTATTATTTAATCTAATTTGAAATATATCATTAATATTATAACCACCAACGTGTTTTATTTTTTCATTATCTTCATATATTAAAATTCTATTATTGTTTGTTAAATAAATTGAATAATTTATATAGTTAATATTTCTTATATTATTATTATCAATTTTATTTAGTCCAATAAAAGCTGATTTATAAGCTGAACAAATTTGAAATTCAATACCTTTAATGTTATTAAAATCAACAAAATTATCAGATATAACAAATGTATTTTTATCACAGGTAATTTTATTCACATTATTTTCAATTATTTCTAAATAATTATGATTATAACTAGTTAAATTTATTAATTTATTTACATTTTTATCAATTGCTTCATAACATTCTAAATTAAGCCATCTAATATTTTTTATTTCTAAATTTGAATCATTCATAAAAATATTAACATAATAATTTGAATTAAATACTATTAAATTATCACTTTTATGTAATAAAATATTATTTTTTATATATTCTATTTCATTATTTGAATTTAATCTTATTTGAAATTTATCATTAAATTTATATCCACCTACGTGTTTTTTAAATAAACCATTACATTCATATATCATTACTCGCATATTAGGAATAAAATAAAAACCAAATTCTATGTTATGATTATTATTAAACAAATTATATTTTTTTTGTTTTGTAAATCCTACTAAACCCTTGCCGTGTATTGAAATTATTTTAAATTCAAAACCTTTAATATTATACTTATAATTTAATTTTATAACTGATTCTGATGATATATAATTATCATATGAAAAATTATCATATTTCTTTTTTTTAATAGTATTATTTTCTATTTTATAATTTTTGTTATCAGTAAATTTTATTAATTTTTCATATTTTAAATCAATATAATTAATAATATTTGTACTCCATAATAAATTACTTATCATAGCATTATAATCAATTAATAAAAATTCAACTAAATATATATTGATATTATTGCATTCAGACTTATATAATAAGTTATTATTTCTAATAAATTCTATTTGACTTTTTGTATTAATATTAATTATTATTTCGTCATTTATATTATATTTACCTAATATACATTTTATTAATAAATTTTCATATAATAAAAGTTCTTTTTTATTATTAATTTCTAAATAATAATTATTATTATTATTTTTATTTGATAAATAATTAGATATATAAATTTTAATATTTTTATCATCAGTTTTGATATTAAATTTTATACCAATATTTTTATCATATATTTGTATTTTTAATCTAGCAATTCCATTATTATTATCATTAGTATTTTTAATTAAATAATTTTCTTCTTCATTATAGCAAATATTGTCATCAATATTTAATAATTTTATTTGAGTATCATTAATTATATTTAAATAAATAAATGATGTCAATATTCTTTTTAAATTATATATTTTTGTCCAAGCAGATAATATTATAATATCTAGATATAAATCTATATTTTTTTTATGTATTTCATATATAATTTTATTATCAATTATCATTATTATTTTTGTTTTATCAATATAAACATAAAATAAAGTATTATTATTAAATTTTTCTAATTTTTTATTATCAATATATATATATTTATCTTGTAATTTAATCTCATATTTTATATCATAATTATTATTGTTTAAGCTAAATATAATATTAGCATTATCGTCAGTTTTAAATTCAAACCCATATAAATCTAATTTGTTAATAGATGTTATATTGTTATTTATATCATTAAATATTTTAGTAGATATTATTGAATCAGATATATTGTAATTTTCATTTTTAGAAAAATTAATATTAATATCTTTATTTTCGAGTATAAAATAAGAATTAGTATTAATTTTGGTATTAATTATTGGTTTAAAATTTGTATTTTCAATAATTTCTTTTTCTTTATCACTTATATTATAATTTTTATAATATTTATTTATAGATTCATTTAAAAAAATTTTAAACTTTTCTAATTCTTCCATTATGAAATATTATTATATTATCTTTTATATAACATAAAAAAATTAATTTATTTTTTAGATTTTAATTTAAGTTTTTCTAATTTATAAATTTTATATAAAACCTTTTCGATGCCAGAAAGTGAATCTGCAATTGAAATACCATCTCTATCATAAAAAGTTTCTTGAAATAAGGCTGCTAATGTCATTGCTGATGTATCAAACATATCTTCATCATCTTCATCATCTTCGTCATCTTCGTCATCATCGTCGTCATCGTCGTCGTCATCATCGTCATCATCTTCGTCATCATCATCTTCTTCAATTATTTCGTTCTCTTCGCTACCAGAAGTATCTTCATCATCATCAGACGAATCATCGTCATCATCTTCTTCAACTACTTCTTCTTTTTTATTTTTTTTCATTTCAATTTTAACACTTTTATTTTTTTTTCCTTTTTTATTCATTTTACTTAAATTGCTTAAAATGCCATTGATATTATTTTGTAATTCGGAATTAATATCATCATCTGATTGAATGCTATTAGTTTCATCGGGATCACTGTTTTTAACTACTTTTTCACTCATTTTAATTATTTTTTGTCATTTATTCTTATATATTTTTTAATAAATAAATTATTATTTAATTAATATAGAGAGGATTATATAAACTACAATGAAAGATAAACTATTAATATGGATATTATCATTATTTATTGGATTATTTTTAACATTAATCTTTATAATTTATAATAATTACTTTATAAAAACAAAAAAAAATTTTGAACAATTTGCAGATTCTGATACTACTAATTCACCATTATTAATATCTGAAGAAGAATGGAGTGGTTTAGAAGAGAGACAAAGATATAATAAGATATTAGAAAAAACATTTGAGTATATTGATCAAAAAGAACAAATTGATAAAAAATATAAACAAACATATGGCATTAGCGATCCTGTGTCTGCAACAGTTTGTCCACATACAGAATTTAGATCATCTACTGATAATACTATTCCAGCAAGTTATACTTTAAATGAAAAAATTCCTTTAAAAGAAAATATTTTAATGACAATTAATAATTTTAATTATATAGATAATAATACAAATAAAAATATTGATAATAATACATTAAAATGGTTTGATTATATAAAATATGAAAATTCAGATTTTGATAAAACAGATGCAAATAATAATTTATCATATTTCAAAATGAATGATACAATTCAATTTGTAGATTATTATGGTAAACTAACAAATATTAAAATACCACAATTAGAAGGTCCACAACAAAATAAATTTACAAAAACTCCTACACCAAATAGCGAAGTTAATATAGAATCATTTTCACTTGTATTTTTTATAGTTATAAATGAGATTGAATACAATACAGAAAATTTATTATTTAAATTACCAATTAAATATGGTAATAGTTATACACATATTTCATTAAAATTAGAAAATCCAAATCCAGATTCGTGTAAAAGAAATATTATAATTAAATATGGAAATAATCCAGATGATGGAAATAATCCAGATGATAATTTTAGATTAGATAATATTGATGAAAATTTACTTGAAAAAAAAAATATAATGATATGTTTATCTTATGATAAAACAAATAATGAATTTAAGTTAACATTAGACAAATTATATAAAAAATTTGATCCTCCTACAAATTTTTCTAATAGTAAATATTCAGATAGTAAATTTATTATAAATTACTTAAAAAATTTAGATATGCAGTTATATTCATTTACCTATTATAATACATATTTAAATGATGTAGATCTTGAAATAATTAATAATTATAATAGTTATTATATAAATAAACTTAATAAAAGTGATAAAGAAAAAATTGATAATATGGATAGATATGAACAATGTAAATTAGAAAATGATTCTATTAAAGAAACATTAGAATATACTTTAATTCAAAAAGAAAAAGAAGTTGAAGAATATAAAAAGAAATATCAAGACTTATTAAATCATCCACATACACATATGCATAGTACATATTAAGCTATCGACAAAAATTAAGTTTTTCACATATGGAAAAACTAAAAAGGGCAAAAAAATGTACTATTTTTGCTAATTTTAAACCAAATTTTTAATTAATTTTATAATTGAATTTAAAAATAGTACATTTCTTTATTTTTTTAAAATTTTCTGAAAGGTTTTCAAAATTTTTTTATTTTTACAGAAATGTACTATTTTTATTAGAACCAAAAAATAATAAATAATATCAATTAAAAAAACTTAGAAAAAGTGATAAATTAGAAATAAATATAAGAATATTTTATTAATATAAATTTATATAATATGACTGCCGTTAAAGGTGTTATTCTAATTTTAACTCAAAATACAATTGAAAGGAAAATATATCTTAAAACTTCTTTATACTTTTTATTTAGAAATTTTAATAAAAAATATAAATACCCTATTATAATTTTACACGAAGGCGATTATACAAATAGAGATATTCAGGAAATATTAGAAGGTATTAGAGGTGATAATAAAAATTTAATAACATTTAAAAAGATTGATAATAATGATTTTAAAATACCAGATAATATTGATATAACTAAATTAAATAAATCTGTAAATTTACAATTAGTTCCTTATTGGAGAAATGTAAAATACAGACTAATGTGTAATTTTTGGATAAATCATTTTACAAAATATATTGAAGAATATGATTATGTTATGAGATTAGATGATGATAGTATAATTGAAGAACCAATAAATGATGACTTATTTAATTTATTGGCAAAAGAAAATAAAATTTATATGTCAAATTTTGTTCATGTAGATTGTGGATTTTGTAACTATAATATGAAAGAATTATTTGGAGAAATGTTTCCAGATAAAAAAGAAGAACTAAATAAATTATTTGTTAGTGCAGAAATAAAAAAAGATCATGAAATATTCGACAAATTCACTGAACTATATAATATAGTTAATAATACACCATATACTTCTGATAAAATTAATATAAATATGCCTATAATGTTTTATAACAACTTTTTTATAACTGATATCAAATTTTGGAAAACTGAAAAAGTTAAAAATATATTAAATAAAATAAATGAAACTGGTAATATATTTTATTATAGATATGGTGATGCACCAATACATACACTTATTGTAAGTTTATTAGAAACAGATAAAACTTTACGATCAGTATTTAAATATTCAAAAAAATTACAAAGAGAATGTTTTATAGATTTAAATAATAATATTCATAAATATATGCCAAATGATTATGATTCAAGTACTTGTATAACGGATAAAAAATGATTAATTAATTTTATAATAAATAATATATATAAGGAAAATAAATATGAATTATATAGGGGCGCATATAAATAAAGACGGTAGCATATTAAATACGATTAGTAAAATTACTGCTAATAATGGAAATGCTATTCAAATATTTGCCTCTTCGCCAATGAATAGTAGTTTACCTGATCTAGACAAATTTAAAAAGGAAAGTAAAGAAATAATTAATTACTGTAATAAAAACGATTTTAAAGTAGTTGTTCACGGATCATATGTTATAAATTTAGCAAATACAAAAATTAATAAAAGATATGTAGAAATTCAAGATAGATGGTGGATAAAACTATTAATAGCAGAACTAGATGCTTGCGAAATTATTAATGGAATAGGAGTTGTTGTACACGTTGGAAAATATACTACAAGTACAGAAGAAGATGGATTTAATAATATGTATTTAGCAATTAAATATATATTAAAATATTTAAAAGAAAATAAATATAATTCGAAACTAATAATTGAAACACCAGCCGGAGTTGGTACAGAATTATTAGTTGGGTATGATAAATTTATCAAATTTTATGACAAATTTGATAATGATGATAAGAAAAACTTAGGTATCTGTTTAGATACTGCACATATTTGGTCTTCCGGTTATAATTTAGTTGATTATTATAATAATATGAAGAAATATCATAAGGATATTTTGGTAATACATTATAATAATAGTAAAATGGATAAAGGTAGTAAAGTAGATAGACACGAAACAATATTAGAAGGAAAAATATCATATAATGATATGAAAAAGTTTTTACTAGCTTTGGAAAAAAAACCAATTATAATTTTAGAAAAACCAAGTAATAGATTAAATGAAGATATTTCATTTATTAAAAAGGTTATTTAATCTCGTTATAAATAACTTTAGTTTATCATAAAAAAAAATGATATTATTTAATTTAGAATATTATAATATAAAATGTCAAATAAATTTATATGTTTATTGATATTTATAAATAGTATTTATTTATCTGATTCTTTGAAATTAGATAATAAAACAAATTTTATACCTAAAAAAAAAATACATAGAACTGATAATTCCTTTGTAGAAAATGATATGTACATATTGCAAAATAGTATAAGTAGTTGTAGTAGTGATGAAAATTTATCAGGTTATATAATAAATAATAAAAAATGTAAATTAGTTAAAAATAAAATGTTAAAATTAAAAAATAATAATAATAAAATTACTTATTATAATGAATTTTATCACGATTTTTAGTTTTTTTTTTCCAATTATTATAAATTAATCTTTTTTGCTTGAAAAAAATACTCCATAATTTAAATTTATTAATACTAAACATTATTATCTTCTTTAATAAAAAATGATATATTAAACTATTAGATTATGTTTTTAAATGAATAAACATAATCTAATAGTTGCAAATCAGTATGATATTATTTCGAATACATTTGATAATTCTAGAGTTAGAATATGGAATTCTGTTACTAATTTTTTAACAAATAATTGTGAAAATAAAACCTTATTAGAATCGGGTTGTGGTAATGGCAAAAATATGATTTTTGCAAATAGTCTTGGATATAAAACTAAAGGATTTGATATCTCAAATAAATTATTAGATATATGTAAAGAAAAAGATCTTGATGTATATTATTCTGATGTATTAGATATGGATAAAACACTAAAATATGATAAAATATTATCAATTGCGGTATTACATCATTTAGAAAATGAAGAAATGCAAAAACAAGCTATTAATAATTTATTGGAATGTTTAAATCAAAATGGAGAATTATTAGTATCATTTTGGTCAAAAGAGAAAACATTTAATACAACAACATTAAAAAAAACAGAAAAAGATTATAGAAATTTTAATATAGGTCCAAATTTAGTAGATTGGAAATTAAAAGATAATACAATTAAAAGATTTTATTATATTCATGATTATGATTCTATATTAGCATTGGCAAATAATATAAATAGTAAAAATAGCAATATTAATTTTAGTTTATATTGGGAATTACAAAATTGGTTTATTCATTTTAAAGTAAATTAAATAATCTTATTAATATAGATATGGTTAAAAAAACAAGCAAAAATTATAATATATATGTTATTATAACAATTTTAATAATATTTTTTATTATTTTATTTTATTTATTTTACAATAATTATAAATTAAAAAAAGAAAATCAGTTTTTTAAAAAATCTAATAGTACAATTAATAATGACTTAATAATGGAAAAAGAAAATAACACAAATTATTATAATCAAATTTTTGATTACAAAAAAGAAAATGATGAAATATTATCTAGATATAATTCTTTACAAAGCGAATATGATAATAAAGTTTGTATGTCTGTATCAGAATTTAATAAACTTAAAAGTAATAGAAATGATACAATAAATAGAGATTATAGAGTATTATATGACGAATTATATCCACCATTAAATCGTTCAGATACAAATAACCATACTAATTTAGCTAATAATATAATGACTAGAAATATGTATATTAAGACGAATAATGTAGATGATACATATAGACTTGTTGCTTATGTTACCAGTAATTCAGACAATAAAGATATTGGTAATAATAGTTGGAAATTATTTGGAAGACAAAAAGATAGACATAGATCGGAATTTTATATGACACCAACTAATAATAATAATGATGTTAAAATACCATTAACTGATAATATAATAGTAGGAGAAAAAGTAAGAGATATTTATGCAATTCCAAATACATTGCAGTTTAATTCACCAATGTTAAATAGTGATGTTTATGAAGTTACTGAAGTGCCAAAAGCAGATTTAACAAGTAATTATATTTAAATAAGACAAAAAAATATACCAGATAGCAGCATAATAAATTTTGATAGACTTAATACATTTTTATTTAATATTTTATTATTTTGGATACTTTTAATATTTAATGATATTAAAGGAAATTGTAATAAAATAAATAAAAAATTTGAAAGACCTAATGGTACAAATGTTGCGATTAATAGATATGATAATGCTAATTTATTAGAGTTATCATAACCATACTTAACTGGTATTGTATTTATATTATTTTCTTTATCATATTTGATATCTAATATATCTAAAACTAATTCCTGCCACATTATCATTGTAAAAAGATAAATAGTAGCCGGTAATAAATTTGCTATATTTGTTGTATAATTTATTAATCCACCAATAATAAGGGATTGAGATATTGTTAAAGCACATATAAAATTTTTTATAAATGGTAATGGTTTTAATAGTGGTGTATATAAATATAATTTAACAATAGCATTACCTAGTAATAATCTTATTATATTACTATCAATTAAACAAATAAGATAAAAATTTAACATATTTAGTAAATTTGAAAAATTTAATACATCTTCAGATTTAAGAAAACCTTTATTTAATACTTTACCTTTTTTATTTTTATCTACCCCACTTTTATAATCAAAATAATCATTTATAATCATACTATTTCTACCTATTAATACACTAAGAATAGCAACTAATAATAGCGTAGGATTTGTAATAAAATTTATATTTCTATTTACTAAATAATAACCTGTTAATGGTAATGCAAATTCATAAATAATACTATTAGGACGACTTAAAATATAATAATATTTTAATTTCTTTTTAGTTAAAAAATTACTATTTGTTATTTTATTTTTATTTGGATTAATATTAAAATTTAGATTTAATTTCATTTTTGAATGTACAATATTTGGTGTAAAACAATTAGAAAAATATAAACAATTTGATAATAATAATAATTTTATAAATATTTTCATATTTAATAATAATAATTATTTATTTTTTATGTAATAATTTAAAAAATTGACTTATTTAAATTATTAATTTATTATAGTAATATGGATAATTTTGATTCAAACAAATTTATTGAAAAAATATTAGATAATATTAGTTTAAATAAATTTAATCTTAAATATATTAATTTTCCTTATGAAAAATTAAAGGATTGTGAAAATATTTCCAAAAATAAAAAAAAAATATCTTGGAATGATAAAATAACTTATTATTAAAAAAAATGATTTTTTATATTAAGTTAATTTTATTATGAAGGAATTAGATAATAATTTAAAAGAATTACTTAAAAATATTAATAAATGCTGTATTGAAATAGTAAAAAAGGATAATCTTAATTGTAAATTAAAAAAATTAGATTTTTTAGAAAGCGAAAATTTTTACAAAAATTATTCCAAAGATTTATTTGAAGATGAATAATTAAGATAAATTAATTTTTTTATACCATTTACTTTTAACAATATTCATAATATCTTTTCGTGAATATTCAGGATTTAATTTTTCTTGTTTAATTTTTTCTGTTTCATAATAATTATTAAATTCATAATTCATCATTTTTATTTAAAATTATTTAAATAAAAAATCAATTTTTAAAATAATAAAAAATATGTATAAACAAATTTTACCTACTGGAAGTAAACTAACATATATATTAAACTATTTAAATCATACACAAACTACTGAATAGTACATTTATTTTTATCTAAACTTTTAATCATATATGTTTCTTCAAGATTATAACCAAATTTTCTGTAATAATTTCTTACACCTGTTCCACTTATAATTGCCATTTTTTTAAATCCATTATCAATTGCAATTTTTTCAGCATTTTCAATTAATTTTTTTCCATAACCTTTATGTTGCATTGATAATTCACAATTATTACCAACATTATTTAAATTAGAATAAACGTGTAATTCTCTAATTAATGCACAATCTTTTAATATAGGTAATACATTCGGATTTTCTCCATTAAGTCTTAATCTAATAAAACCAATTAAATATTTATCAGTTTCATATGATATAAAATATTCTTTACCATCAGATGCATCATATTCAATTGTTTCTAATTTGACATCATCAAAATTAACTATATTATTTCCAATTTCTCTACATCTAATACAATTACATTTCCAATTATTTTTAATCATATCATATTGTAATAATTGGCGCATATTTACATATTTCTTATCATAACCACCAGATATATAAGAACTTGGAATATCCCTAATAATTCTATTAAGTCTTTTCCATTTTTGTACTTTTTGTTTAAAATTTTTAATTAATTCTACTAAATCTAAATCGCTATAAGGTACATAACTTCCTTCATCAAACCACTTTTTAATTTTTGTCCAAGGAACAATCGCTGTTGGATAAATTTTGTATTGATCTGCTTGTATTCTCGGGTCATATAATGATGAATTTAACATATCTACGTCTTTTTCATAACTTGATCCCGGAAGATTAGGCATTAAATGAATATCAACTTTATAACAATTTTCTTTTAATAATTTAATAGCATCATATACACATTCGATATTATGACCTCTATTAATTTTTTTAAGAACATCATTATGTGTATGTTGAACCCCTAATTGTACTCTTGTGCAATTATATCTTCTAAATTCTTTGATTTCATCTAGTGTAATAGTATCAGGTCTAGTTTCTAATGTTAATCCAATTATATGTATATAACTATCATTTTCATTAAAATTAATTTCTTCTTTTAATGACAATACATCCCTTTTATATACATTATTAAATACATTTGCAGCATAATATAATTCTGTAATAAATCTATCGCGATATTGTTTAGGATATTCACTCCACGTTCCTCCTAATACTATAATTTCTAGTTTATCTAAATTGTGTCCCATTTCTTTTAAAGTTGTTAGTCTTGCATTCATTTGTTTTATTGGATCAAAATCATTATCATTTGCTCTTAAAACAGCTGGTTCTGAAAATAAATAGCTTCTTGGTTGATCAACCCAATTATTACCTTCGTGTGCTTTTTCATTTGGACAATAAGCACAATCGTGTTTACAAGAAAATTTACCAATTTTAACAGTACCATCTTCATCAACGTAATCTGGATGTGCAGATGTTAATACAGTTATTACTAAAACACCTGAATTAGATTTTTGTTTTTTTTTAGTAATTAAATTTTTTAGTTTAATATTATCTAAATTTAATGTATTATAAATTTTAATTAGATCGCAATTTGATACCGAAACCTTATACTTTCTTTGTAAAGTTTTTTGAAACATAATAACATCTTTTCTAGTTTCAAAATTATTATAAGAATTATTAAATTCATCAATTATTTGATTCCATTTATCATTATCAATAATTACTTTATTTTGTTTGATATCTTCAATGTCTTTTAGCATTTTATATTTTAAATTAATTAATAAATTATCATTTTTTATATAAAAGTCTACTTTATATTATTTTATGTATGTCTTTTAAAAGTTGTGATCAAGATACAGAATGTTGTATAAGTATTTAAGAATATAAATTTTATAATATTTATATGAAACTTTTTGAAAATACTGTTGATTATGATAAAACAATAAATATTGCAAAAAATATGAATGATAATTATAACAACATTGTTAACTTTCATTGTTATTGGAATGGTATTTTAAGCGAAAAACATTTATATTCAATTATGTCTTGTTACTATTTTAATAAAAAACATAAAATAATATTATGGTTAGATAATAATATTGAAAATAATTTTAATAATGAAATAAATAAGTATTGTGAAATAAGACATTTTAATTTAAAAAATGAATTGAAAAATACTTTTATGGAAAATGTTAATATTATTTATGCAAATAAACGTGTTGAAGAATTATCCAATTTTTATAGATTAGTATTATTATATAATTATGGCGGATGTTGGTTTGATCTAGATACTTTTTTTTTAAGAAACTTAGATCCACTATTTTCTAAATTTGAAAATGAAATATGCTATTTTCAATGGGAAAAACAAAATTATCCAGCAAATGGTTTTATTATTTCGCTTGAAAAAAAATCTGATAAATTAAAATATATTATAGAATATGTTATCAAAAGAAAAAGGGGTTGGGGATCACAAAATTCATATTTAAATTATGGATTACCAATTGATATATTAGTATTACCTTGTAGTTGGTTTAGTCCTGCCTGGATAGATAATCCAGTAATTGAAAAAGAAAATTTTGATCTTTTTTTTAAAAAAACAGACAAAAAATATACATTAGATAATTATTTTAAAGGTGCATTTTGTTATCATTGGCATAATAGATGGAATTATATAATAGAAGAAGATAGTATATTTGATCAATTGTCAAAAGAAATTAAAGCAAAAATCGTAATAGAATAAAAAATGATTTATATATTATAAATTATTATTACAATAATGACAACTACAATTTACATTTTAAAACTAAATGATAATAAATATTATGTTGGAAAAACAAATAAAATTGTAAACGAAAGATATCAAGAACATATTGATGGCGTTGGTTCTTTTTGGACTAAAAAATACAAACTTTTATATCTTATAAAAAAAATAGAAAATAGTTCACCATTTGACGAAGATAGATATGTTAAAGAATATATGGCTATTTATGGTATCGATAATGTAAGAGGAGGGTCATACAATCAAGAAATATTAAATAATGATACTATTAAATTTCTTAAAAATGAATTAAGAACTTCTAATAATGAATGTTATAAATGTGGAAGTACAAATCATTTTGTAAGCGAATGTAATTATATATTAATAGATGATTATATAAACTTAGTTGTTAATAATTTTAATAATATTAATTATTTAGAGAAAGAAATCAGATACTTAAAAGATAAATATAAAAATATTAAAAATATTTATGATTTATATAATGAAAGACAAAAACTATTATGTAATGTATTAAAATGTAATTATACTGAAATTGATATATATGCAAATGAAATTAAAACATATTATGACAAATTTTGTTGTCGTCAAAAAGATAATTATATTGATGCATTAACTATACAATATTATGATTGTATATTTGAATATAAAGGATGGTATAAACAATTTAATAATAGTTTTTCTAGATATAAAGAAAGAGATTATTTACGTTTAACAAAAGAACAAAAAGATATACTTGATAATATGGAATGTGAAAAAATTAATACTTGTTTAGACAATATTAATTTAGACATTATTATTAAACAACTGGAAGCAATTATGAAATTATATTATGATTTAATATAAAAAATTACAAATTATCTCCATTTAAACAACTTACTAAAGAGTTTCTTTCACTAATAGACATTTTAGCAACATATCTATTTATCCAATAAAATCCACCTTGATATTTAATTTGCAAATTGTTAGTATTTTGAATAAACATTTCTAATTTTATAAATTTATTTGTTCTATATTCTAGAGTTTCTTTTTTAAAATATATATTTAGTATATAAATCAATATTAACCATTCATTATATCTTCCTACAAATTGATTTTGTTCCAAATTATCATTTATATAGTCAATTGTATTTTTATAACTTTTAATATCCTTCAATAGATTATTTGGTTGTGATATTACTATTTTTTTATAAATTGTTTCAAGAAGACAATCTGGAAGCGAATCCCAAATCATACTAGATATGATTATGATTTATCATTATTTATACATAAATCAATTTTTTTTTATTAATTCTATAATTTAGACATATTTTTTAAACAAGTTATTATTCCTGTTTTAATATCATTTACATTATATTTATTTGTTAATTTTGTTGTATCTAAATAATTATTACTTCTTTTTGATAATAATATAGTATTTTGTTCTTCTAATGACATATTATTCCATTTAAAATCAGGATCAACAATTTCTTTATATAATTCTAAAATTTCATTATGACTAATTTGTCCTGGATTTGTAAAATTATAGCAACCTTTTTCATTATTTTCCATCATTTTAACAGATAATGGTAAAAGCTCATCAAGAACTGTCATTGAATTAGGTATACTACATATTTTTTCGTATTTTGTTATTTTAGTAATAAAATTTCTATCACTATTATCACTTGATATAGGCATTCTAATACGTAATATTAATGCATTTGTATTTTTAATTAGTAAATCAGTAAATCCTTTAACAATACTATAATTAGAACCGAAAAAATTAGGACAGTCTGATTCTATAAATTTTTTGCTTATATCATCAAATATACATCCAGTACCGATATAAGTAAAATGAATATTATTTTTATCACAAAACATAGCTAAATGTAAAGGAACATACAAATTATCATTAATATTTTCTTTTATTGTCTCTTTATTTTCTAAATAATCGATAGTCGTATATGTTTTACCATTTATGGTTCCATGGGTTCTTCCTAAACAACAATAAATATGTGTTATATTATTATTTAAAATAAATTTATTTAATTCTGGATCTTCACCTCTTAATCTAGTAGTGATATATTCTATTTTATTAACTGTGAAAATTTCACTTATTTTTTTACCAATCCAACCTTTGTGTCCTAATAATAATACTTTCATATATTATAATAATTAAATTATTTTTTAAATAGTTATTAAATAGAAAAACACTAAATGTCATCTGATATAGGTTTTATAATTTTACGAAATGTAGATACAATTGATAGAAATAAATATTGGATAAAATGTTATAATTGTATACGTAAATTTTATCCTGAAAATAAAATACTAATAATAGACGATAATAGTAAGTTAAAATTAATTAGAAAAAAAAAATTATATAATACTTTTATAATTAAAAGTAAATATCCTAAAAGAGGAGAGTTACTACCTTATTTTTACTATTTAAAGAATAAATTATTTGACAAAGCTATTATATTACACGATTCTGTATTTATAAATAAAAAATTAAATTTAAAATTCAAAAAATATAAATTTTTATGGGAATTTGAACATACTTGGGATCAAATAAAAGACGAAACTAAAATGATAAAAAAATTTAATAATAAAAAATTATACAATTTTTATAAAAATAAAAAACTATGGAAGGGTTGTTTTGGATGTATGTGTATGATTGAATATGATTATTTAAAATTTATAAATAGTAAATATAAAATTAGTAAATTATTAAATTTAGTTTTAACAAGATATAATAGAGGATCTTTTGAAAGAGTTATTGCGTGTTTATTACAAATGCATTATAAAAGAAAAACATTATTTGGTAATATTCATAAATATTGTCCTTGGGGTTTGAAATTTAAGGATATAAAAAAATATAGTAATTTACCAGTTACAAAAGTTTGGAAAGATAGTTTATATTCAAATTATTAATTAATTTTGTTTTAATCTATTAAGTATGAAGTTAAAGTTAAATTTAACTTTAATTAGTATATTACTATTTATTATAATTATACTAATAATATTTATTTTAAATAATAATTTAGAAAAGTTTATTATTGTTAAAAATACTGATAACAATAAAATTACAGATGCTATAAGTTTACCTATACCTGAAATAAGTCAAGTATGTACAGGTAACGATTGTACAGATATATTATGGCATAAAGATTGTAATAGTGCTTCTTATTATTTTGATTCAGATTGTGTACGAAGAAGAACTTATATTTTTCATGAAGGAAAAACTGTTTCGGGAAGAGATTGTCATTTGCAAAATTATGATTCAGGATGTTG